CCGATGTAACTACAATGTTTTTACTTTTGTTATAATCAGTTCGTTTCCAATCGCCCTTCATGCTGTTGTACAGGTCGTTATTTTGCAACAGTTTATCAGCCATGCCATTATGGTTAGTAATCATACCACCATTGTCTTGGCGGTAGAAGTTATAGTTCTTTTCTGGGTCACTATCGTCCAGATATTCGGGGTTGTTTATATCATTCATGTATATATTTATGACAAGGAAAAAGGCTCCGTAGAGCCTTTTTGTTGATAGTTACAATCCTTAAAATTAAGGAGTAACGTCGCCTGCACCGAAGTTTACACGACTTACTAATGCGGCAGCACGTGGACCAGGCAATGAAGTTTGAGCCGTTGTACCTGCGGATATGTTGTTCAACATACCAACACCTGCTGGGTTACGTACAATCAATGTACCTTCCATGATGAACTGGTCTAAACTAGCGTCAGCGTTTGAGAACACTTCGTTGTTAGGACCTAGATCACGCAACGCACCCCACTGAACTACGTCTTCGTTCAAGAAATACATCTGGTTAGGAACAACCTGATCCATAATCCAAGAATCAAAGATTTCATAAGTGTAGTTGAAGTCACCTTCGTATGTTGAAATAGTATCACCACGGGCACTATCCACACGATTGATACCTCTTGACTGAGGCATGTTATCACTGATAGAAGTACGCAATGATGTTGGAGCAACAACAGTACGGATCTTAGCGTTGTAACGCTGTTCAGCAACAGTCACCAACTGCTTGTATAAAGCAGGACTGAATAACTGGTTTGTGAACGTACCGCTATAGTAGTAGCTACCGTTAGCATAGATACGCAATGCGTTACTGATTTGAGTGGAACTGTCAGTATCTTCGTTGTTGAAGAATGTGTCCAAACCACTTAGTGAACCTGAAGTTGTGTTGAAACTCATTGTACCTGCGAAAGAGGCCAATGAACCCATACGACGGCCAGTTTGACCTGCTGGAAGACCTGACGCTGTACCACTTTGACCTGCGTACTTAGTACCGATTTGGTCAGCACGAACTAGTTGTAACTCAACATCAAACATCAATTCAATCAATTGCTTGACTTCTTGATATGCTTGTGGGTCACCACCAGCCTGCATAACTGCACGGGCTGTACCAGAAGCGGCGATAACTGTACTGAAAATCTGAGTATAGTTACCTAAGTTGTAACGCTGGTTGCTTTCTGCTTGTGAAGTATTCACAGTTGCACCTTCAACTTGCGCTTGTACTGCTGGCGCACGATAAATGTCATCAGTCCACAATGGGAGTGTTGAATTTACTTTACGCTTTTTAGACATACACATGTTCAATACAGGTGTATCATCTTTAACACGATTAGACACATCTAGGTCTAAGTCCTTGACAACGATATCAGAACCATACGCTGTAGTACCGTTACCAATTTGACTGGTTGTAATTTCTGCCATTTTAGTTCTCCTTAAATTTTGGCTATATTAACGACCTCCCCTATTTGCTCTAATTTTTTGTAACTGAGCAACTAAGAGATTGTCTGCGGCTTTTTTATCACCGCTCTTGGCTTGTTCACGAAGTTTAGAGATATTGTCATCATTGCCTCGTTGCGTAGTGCTACCTTTACGGTTAGTTAACTGCGCTAAACTAGATCCTGCGCTTTTACTGTTAGGTTTCTGGCGATACTTAAGTCCATCACGAACCAAACTTAATAGATTCTCATCACTACTGATGAGGTCAATGTTTGGTACACCAGGGATAATTTCTTCCCTTGCGTGTGGCCATACCTTAGCAACTTTATCTCTTAATTCATTGTAGACATATTCGTTTTTCAACTCTTTGTCACTAAAATTTTGACGAGCCTCAGTTAATCTTTGAGCAACTTGTTGTGAGCGTATGCTTTTGAACTGGTCAATCTGTGGTTTCAACTGACCGATTACAGCCTGTTGTTGCCTGATATATTGTTCATTTTGTTGCATACTCGCACGAATCCTAGCCTGTAAGGCTGGGTCGTTCGTCTGCCCAAGTTGTTTCTGAAATGTTGTCTGATAACCTTGTGTTTTCACAATCTCATCATATGCATTTCTTAATTTTGGCTCTACAGTAAATTCCATTGCTAATGCCAAACCTTCAGTTTTAGCACGGGTCTCGTTTAAGTATTCCTCAAACTCGGCCTTTTGAATTTTCAATTCTCTTGCTTCTTCATGTATTGCTGAACCTTGACCTAATATGGCTGCTGCCTTTTTAGCATCAATAACTACTTCTTTACCATTTCGCATAAACTTGAACTTAGCGTTCGGATTAGTTTCTGCGAATTCAATAAAGTCAATTAGTTCGTCTGCTGTACTATCAGAGTTACCAGTAGTTACCTCTTCAGGGCTATCTGATATTTCTGCGCTTACACCATCTTCATCAACTTGTTCATCAACTTCTGGCACATTTTCATTTGCCACAGGGCTTGATGATTCTGCCGTCTCATCTTGACCTGTTGCGCCCTCTTCGGTAGCACGGAGTTGATTACGCAAGGTTTGTTCACGCATTGCGGTCATTTTCTGTGCTATACTATCCAAACTAGGGACAGCGATTGATTCAGTGGCCGCGCTCTGTGGAGCGTTAGGACTGACTACATTTGTATCCATTTACTTTTCCTTAATTGTTAGTTGTGTTGGGCATTTCATTGTTACCAACACGATTCTTCCAATAAATCGCCCTCTTCAGGCTATTTACGAAACCGTCTATTCCAACAAGTTCGTTGCATAACGCAACTCGTTGCAAATTATCCTCTACTGAATGTCCACGTAAACTAGCGATATTATCTGCTAATTCAAATTTATAATGATGGACAAACATAGCAAAATCTTTATTCTTCAATAGGTTTTCTGCTTGACTACCATAATGTCTGACACGATCCTTTTGGGTCGTTGTCATGTTTTTAACATTGTTTAAGTCAACATTCAACCTATTGTTATAATGCTCAATTGTATCTTCACTAATCATTTCTATTCCTTATTTATACATTTATTTTACGAATAAACTTTAGGGTTGCCGGTGGCTATTGCCATGTAATCTAAAGTTGTTTCAGCATCTTCTCCGCTTAGTTCAGCCATGATTTGTTGTGCCTTAGCATTATCAAGTTGGGCGCTTGCCACATCCTTTTGTTCTTCAGGACTTGGTTGCTTGTTCTTCATTGCTTCTTTTGCCTGTTCAATCATAGACATAACCTCATCATCGCTAGGCAAGTAAGTGTCGCAATCTTTAACGCCTAACACATATAATGTGTCAGCGAATGGCTTTTTGACCTTCTTGAAAATCTCAGGTGTCAATGTGTTTTGTGCAACCATACCTTGTATCGTTTGATATAGTTCGCTCTGACATTTCTGGATAATCTGTAAGCGAGCCAATTGGTTTTCTTCACTCATCATACCAAGTGCTAGTTCCAAATTGATTTGCTTTCTATCACAGAAATTCATATCGTCCCATGCCAAGAAGTCTAAGAACTCAGATTGCTTGTCTGGGTGGTAGTTTTGTGCCAATTTCTTGACACCATAATCATCACCATATTGAATCAATGTGCGCCATACTAACCATAATGCTTCTTTTAGACCTTCAGCACTATTGCGAACAGTATTGTCTTGGATGATTTGATTAGGACTTAATGCCAATTGTAATTTGATGCCGCTGTTTCCAGGTGCCATGACTTCAGGATTGAATACATCAGCAGGAGTAGTCATACCAACCATAGCCATTGTATCTTGTTGTATGCGATTCATAGCAACTTCCAAGAACTGTAAATTTCCACTTGGAGGAGGCAATTGGTAAATGTCCTTTTGTGGGTCAAACTTACTATCTAAAATAAAGATAGCAGCCTCTCCATCTTGTAACATCTCAAAGTCTAATCTATCAGGCTTCACACCGATTCTTGGTGTAGCAGTTAACAGTCCTAATTGTATCTCGGCACGGGCGGCACTTGTGTTATATTCTTGCATAGGTATTACTGATTCAGCAATACTCATACCATAGAAGTTGCCTGGCAGTGGCTTAGGACACATATTAGCAACTGGGATATACTCTACTTCTCTAGCACTAATGATGTAACTACCACTATAAATTAATTCTACTAGTTCGAGTTCTCCATCACCATCAATGTCATACTTGTTCCAAACAGTAACAACTGATATTTGACGACTATCTGGGTCTGCGCTACTTGCACTACTGACAGGAATGCCCATGACAGGTACGCTATCTCTTGCGTGAATCGCTAAGTTGTTTAATACTGAACCTGCTTGATATGCGCCGTTCATGTTATATTCTGCGTGGCGTTCAAATTCTTCTAAATTGATGCCTGGATATAACTCAGTCGCTTCTTGGATAGTCATAGGATCATAATAACCACAGAATGGTTGATCCCTCATCTCAGGCACAGTAGGATCACAGATCCAATAATGTTGTGCGATTGGATGGAATTTGATGTTTAAGTTATAGCCAGTTAGTTTGTATTTCGCAGTATAAATTGTATTGCGATTGATTGCGTCATCTAATACCTGCTGTTCAGTCATAGCGGTTTCTTGACGCATCATCATTTGACTCATCATGGTATTTTCCATGTTAGCATCGTCAGGATTTTCTTGTAAACCTGCGATGTGAGTTTCAATGAAATCACGCATCATAGTTTGCTTTTCACTACCCAATAATTGAGTAACTTCAGCCATGACATTTTCCATGTCAACATTTGTTTTTCTTTTGCTTTGACGATTTACTGACAAGCCGCTATTTTGTGCTTGTGCTTCAAATGCTAGTAATTGGTCGTTGGTGCCTTGTATCTCTACATAGCGTGTGATTTGTTCACGAACGGGTTTAATCATCATCATGCCGTTCTTGTGCATTGTAGCGTCCATGATCCAGCGTTCTAATATAAAGTGTGGGTCATTCATTTGGTTAACGACTTTGCTAACCATATCAGTTGCTTGTCTTGCGGCTATTTCATCATCTTCGCCATCGCTAACGAACTCAAAGTTGATTTCGCCATTTGGCATCAATCCTTTAGCGATAACTGCTGTAGCATAGTCAACTACAGGTTTTACGCTAGGGTGTATATAGTCAATACCATTTACGGGTGCGGTACTGTCAGTAACAGCAAGACAAAGATAATGGTAATCGCTTGCTCTATTAACAGCATTTTTCGTGCCCAAATAGCGTAGATAGGATGCCATTTTGACATCCATAAGATTTTTCATTCGCACAAAACGAGCATTAATGCCCTTGTTTTGATTGATGTTTTCAATAGGTATATTTTTGATATCTAACATAGTGGGGCTTTTACCTTTAGTATAGAGTATTTAGTCAAAGGCTATTCTTCTGTGTCATTAAGACTTTCTTTCTTCAATGTTATAAAACCAATCATCGCCAGCAGTCCATTTGCGTGTGCCATCTACTGTCCATAGATGTTGAGCCGCTTGAAAATCAGGAAACTTAGTTTCACTAGGAATTAAACTTTGATCGTACCACAAACAACGATTGTTAGGCTGACAAGCGAATTGTCCATTCTCTAACTTAATAAAATTAAACGATTTGTGTTCTTCTGCAACTTCAGTAAAGCCTGTATCTACATCCATACCTTCACTACAAAAATCTACTGTAAACAAATAGTTACCATAATGCCATTGTTTGTCTTTGCCTAAAAACTTTACACCTAGATTGCGTAATCCTATCTTTTCAATAATTGTAAAACGATAGCCCATACAGTCCCATAATTGTAACATATCAATAGGCAATGTTCCTGTGTGGTCTTTTTTCCATACATAAGCGTGTATAGGTAGTTTGTCATATAATGCGCCATAATTAGGTAACAAACTTTCAATACGAAACACTTGTCCACGTAATGCTTTTAGACTGACCCATATTGCAGGTTCTAGTTCTCCGTGTCCCTTTTGAAAGTTATATAAAAACTCACGTTTTACAAAGCATTTGATTGGTGGTAATGCTGATACTATGTAACTCAATGGTAATCTCCTGGCAAAATGATTTTAGGTCTAGTCATTTCATCTACTGTATCTTTGAGATTACATGCTTGACACTCATGTTCTTCACTTTCATCCATTTCATAGATAGTATGTGGTATCTCATGTTGCATCATCATAATCTCAAACGCTTGTGCATGTCTTTCACACATGATAGTTGGACTTTTGTTCGCTACCATTGTAAAATACATAGGTTCAATTGTATCATCAGTTTGTTGCATATGTTTTCTTCCATGCAGGTTTATTGCTATCATCAGGCTTGATATACCTATCTCTTTGTGCCATCATTCTTTGACGATTACTGCGATTGTCCCAAGGTTCAGCGATATCTTGCAAACAAGCAAGAATACCATAACGACAACTATCAATGCAATCGTCTGGATCACTAAAACGACCTTGTGGATCAACATAGTAGTTTTGTGCTTCGCTTAAGAATTGTGTACAGTTTTCGTTAATCATCAATGTGCCCACTTCTAACATCTGACGCATTTGGTTGATGCCATAACTCTTGTGATTAGTGATACGACCTTGACTGTCAGGCGGATTCATAATTGGCTTTTCATAAACATTTAACTCGTATTGTTCAAATAATTCACGGATACTACTAGCCGACATTGTATAGCGTCCACTTGTATTTGCATCTGCTGGTAGTACGATTGGCGTTCCGAAAACTTCAGGTCTGAGCAAATGATTGATGTATTGTGTTGGCACAGCCTCTTCAATACCTTGTACCACGATTTGCCTGTGAAGATATGCTGTTCTTTCATATGGTTCCCAATATATCAAACTGATAACTGTTTTGTCATTAACTAGACCTAAATCTAGGCTAATCACACGATGTATAGTTTTCATATTATTAAAATCTATATCACCAGTTTTATATGTAGGCCAGTTCTTGATTTGGAACACAGCACCCTTACCCATGACAGGTTTACCTGCGATACGAGCCTCACGCTCATGTGGTAAGTAATCACGCTCTAATTGTCTGCGTGTTTCATTTAATAGAAATGGCATGCCCCATGGATCATATTCGGGAACATCATCCCAACTCACACGAATATATTCATATCCAGTTTCACGATTCCAAAACTTACTTACAAGACCATTCAGTCCTTTTAATGGTGTGAACGAACAAAGAACCTTACCTTGAGTTGTTGCAGTACGAGTAACGATTTCTGAAAAGAAATCATCTGGTGGCTGCTCGTCAAACACCGCCAGATTAAGTTTGAAACCTTGGAGTTGTCTGACTTCTTGAGTATAGTTAGCAAATAATAGATAACTTTTACCACCTGACTTGTGCTTGATTTCAACACCGATACAATTAGCACCATCATTACGCATAGTATCAATAATAATACAATCACGGGGTATAGCACCGGTGCCAAGATTTTCTGTGAGTTTAACATCTTGCGAGCCTAACAATTCATTTTGCAATACTAATGCTACTTGGCTCCATCCTTCGCCTGCGACCATTGCTGTGATGGCGCCTTCAAAACGATGGCCTTGCCACCAATCAGGATATAATCCTGTAAGATGGTAGGCAGTCTCAAAACATGTACTAACGGTCTTTCCAATTCGGTTAGCCGCAAGTATACCTCTGCGTTCTGAAGTTCCTGTTTGAAAGAATCTATGTTGATGTGCAAAGGGACGAAAGTATTTCAGTTGATTATAACGCATGTCATCAGCAATGTTTATTGCCAAATCTTGCAATTGATTTTTTAATGGACCTGGTATAGTCTTTAATGCGTCAATAGTTAGTTGGTTATTGTCAACAACATAGCGTAACGCCCTATTCATTAATATGTCTGGGGATAACATCTGTTTTAAGACCTTCTCTTATAAGATAGATTTTATAAACTGCGTCACTTAGTTCATATAATTCATTAGGCGTTAGTTTCCATGTAGTAACATCATCTAACACTACATTATCACGCTTATCTAATCCGTTCTGTAATCGTTCGGTTAGTAAGCGTAATATGTGTTCAACTTGACCAGGAAACTTTTCGCTAAAAGCAATACGATGGCTAGCATTAATCTTTTGCAAGATTAGTGTGTCGTTATATCGTGCGGCTTCTGTAGCCCTTTTAATTTCTTGGTCTCTGTCGTTCATTTTGTCAAGTCCCATGGATTGTGTGCAACGCTGTCATTCAATGTGACGAATTCACGGTCTACCCATACATCCCACTGATTGCTTTTGTTGACACGATATGTTTGCATAGTTGCACGAAGTCGTTTGCCGACAGGAGTAAAACTTCCATCTTCACGCTGTACGATTTGCTCACCACTTCTTGGATCATACCATTTGATTACCTCTGGACGGGTACGACCAAATTTGTCAATCTTTTCACCAACTGGCTTTTGATTTAATGGGCCAAGAATCTCATAACTAATCATACCATTTTTGTATTTTCTAAACAACATATGGCACTTCATATCTTTTGCTCTTGCTTCCTCATCTGGATGTGGGAAAGTAGGCACATAGAAAATGTTCTGTACTTCACTACGGTCAGGTAATAATCTACTGCGTTCTGGTACTTCTTTGATTGGATCAACTGGTACCATTTCAGTTTTGTCAATATAAGGATTATCTTCCCCGACAAATTTACCATCAACTTGTACGCCATTTAGTACATCCATAGCAATTTGATACTTGAGTTTGTTAGCACGACCTTTTAGGTTCAATACGATACCTGTTTGGTCATATACAAAACGCTCAAGTTCTGTAGCCGTAGGAAAGTCAGTCATTAAGCCCTCAATATCAAATTCAGGGTGTGTTAATGCTGATGTTTCTATTTCTTGCTTTTTAGATTTTGATTTAGACTTTTTGACTTCTTCTACTAAATCAGGAATGGGTTCAACTGCGTTTTCTACAACGACATCATTGTCCCATGGAGATGGCTCATTACTTGTTTTTCTATTCATAACTTTTCCTTTCAATAAAAAATGTTACAAGGGTATTTATACCCCTGTAATATCAATAGCCAGAAGTTGCGCCATTAGCACCTTTTTTACCCATAGTGCTATTGCGCTTGCCTGCGTTACCTTTTGTGGGGCCGCGACCTACATTAGTTTTGTCATGTAGACTTTCTAATGCAGGATTGATTTTGCCTGCTTGACCACGACCACGCATTTCTAATGCATCTGTAATCATGTTAGCAAGTTGTGCCTTTTCGCTACTGCGTGTGTTCTTTTCACTCATAAAAGCATCACGCTTTTCTTTGTTACCAGCGTTACCTGTCTGAGGACCACGCTTTTGGTTAATTTCTTTGGCTTGCATATTTTTTGTGTTTAACATTTTATTTTTATCCTAAAATTTGTACAGGGGTAATAAACATATTTCCACTAGCGCAATTTCCAATAAAGAAACTGTCTAATGCTAATTGTCCGTTTACTTGAACAAAATCAGTACTGTTCGGTAACACTACTGTTTGTTGTATTGATGTTTGAGGCCAAACTCTTGTTCCTGTTACTGCAATTGTAAGTATTTGTCCACCTGGAGTAACTGTTAATACATCAATAGTTGCGTTACCACCACCACCTGTAATAGTAATAGTTTCACCAATAGTATAACTTTGACCTTTGGCATTTGCAACAACAGTGTCAATCGCACCACCTGTTTGAGTAATATCTACTGTCAAGCCTGTACCACTACCACTGGCTGTAGTAGCAACACCAGTTGCATTACTATAACCTGTGCCAGGAACTAAACTTGCATTATCTAATGTATTAACTGCATTTAATACATTTGCTGTACTAACTGTAACAGTAGCATTATTAGTAGGTGTGACACCTCCTAAACTTGCTCCGGCAACAGTAATTGTTTCTGTAGGAATATAGCCAACGCCTGTGTTAGCAATTGTAGCACTATAGCCTGCGTTAGTTACTGTAAAGTTAAATTTAGCATTTGCTCCACTTCCACTTGCTGTGCCACTTACATTAGAAAATGTATAAGTTGGAACTGTGCCGTCTCCCCATTGTACAGTAGCAACAGCACTATTACTACTATTGTTTATTTTAACTATAACTGGGCCTGCTGTTCCAGTAATAGGATTAAAGCAATCAGTAACTAATAAATTACCTGTATTGTTTGCCCCATTACCTGTTAATGTTAAGGTTGGGCCTGATACTGAATATACTGTCATAACTATCTCCTATTAGTATTGTTTCTTAGGACCATAGTTGATACCATCAGTTTGACCGGCTGCTACAGGACGACTGCCTTTAACAACTTTACCATCACCCATGCTGTATCCACTGACATTGATCTTGTCAGGATTGCCTTTGTAGTTCTGACCTTTTTGTGGATCCCAACTACGAGTTCCACTAGGATTACGAACTTGAGTATGTCCTGTGAACATCTCTTTACCTTGTTGTACCTTTGGTTCGTGACACATTGGTACTGGACGATAACCATCTTTAGTTGCTGATGGGCCAACATTCATTGGCTTGTGGTCATTATTACCTTTAGTAGGGCCACGACCTTCATTGATCAACTTATTAGGGTTTTGTTTACCGCCCCATTGATTGTGACTAAACTTGTCAGATCCACGACTAAAGCCAGGACCCTCTGCGTAGAAAATTCCATCGCCTTTTTTCATTTTGATTTTCCTTTTGGTTTTTTAGCGGTCTTTGCTGATTGTCTGAAGGCGGCCGCTGTTGGTGCGCCTTTAGATCCTGGCTTACGCATACGCTCGCCTGAGCCTGCTTTGATTCGTTCACGCTTGGCGTGTATGTTTGCATATAATCCGTTTTTCATTTACATCCCCATCTTGCTCTAGCAGCCTTACCTCGTTCACCCGTCCAAGACTTGCTTCTAGCACAAAAACTTTTATGTCGTGGATTAGTACTATCTTTAGTTGGTGCTTTTAATTTGCTACCAGTTTCACGATTGTATTTTGCACGACCTTTTGCTGTTAAACCTGCGCCCTTACTGACAGGTAATTTCTCGCCTCGTCCAACGCTAAGTTTAACATTCTTACTCATTTTTTCTTTGCCTTTTTACCAGCACCTTTTTGTACAGCATAAGCGATTGCAACGGCTTGCTTTTGTGGCTTACCTGCTTTCATTTCTTTTTTGACATTCTTACCGAATGCTTCTTTACTTTTACTTTTGATTAATGGCATAATTGTATTTATTCATCCTTCTTACCGATAAGTTTTGCTAGTGCATCGCTAAACGCTTTTTGCTTTGCGTCAATAACATCTTGGCTATCGTTTACTTCAACACGATTTAATGTGTGTAAGACTTTGTTCAATATCAAATTGTGATATTTGATGATGAGTTGGCTGTCTCCGCCCATTCTTGCTTTGAAGAAATCTTCAATCAGCATCTCTTCATATGGTTTACCATTACTTTTGTTTTCTAGGGAAGTCAATAAACTTTCAATAGTGACTAGACTTTTTACGCCTGGTTTACGCCCTGCGCCTGGTCTTGCGCCACCCTTACCTTTTTTCTTGACTGGTTCTATAGAATTCATATTCATATTTATATCCTTTATTAAATACTATTTTGAGGCATAGCAATGAACTACACTTGGAGACCCGCTGTTGGGGCAGATGTTGTCAATATCGTCAACATGGCTGAACAACACTTTCAAATAGAGATTGACAGTATTTTTGTACCCGAACCTGCTGTCTATAGTCATAATATCACACTAGCAATAGTAAATCAATTTTATAATCCTCTCAGTAATCTAATATCTGTTGCTGTAAATGACGAAAATCAACTACTAGCGTACACTTGGGCATGTCGTGGGGAAAGAGCGCCATGGTCTGATAATGAGATGATTGTAATTCGCATGGCTCATCTTGACTTACAGTTGTCCACAAAATTAAGAATCCAATTAATAAAAGATATGTTAGTAATGTGGGAAAAGTTCGCTTCATATTGTCAAGTTCCTATCATTTGTAGCACAACTATGCGTAAAGACCAAACTGCTTTCTTACGATTGCACGAAAAACATGGTTATGATGTTCGTGGAAGTTACGCATTAAAAAGAATAAGCACAACACAAGCCACTCCTGCCAATTAGTTGATACCCAGATTAGAAAATCACAAAATCCTCTGGTTCTTGATAGTGCTTTAGGTGATTTAACTTAATGTGCTATCTAACATCCATACGAACTTAGCCAACGCCAAAATTCTATCTTGTGCATAGTTGGCTATTTCTTCATGACCTTCAGTTTCAGCCACTTCCATAAGTTCTTCGTACTCTCCTTTAAGGTGTTCCAAATCATCTTTTACCTCTGTTAATAATGTGTCGCTGTCTCCAAACAATATTGCTGTACTAATATGGCTGTTGTTTAATACATCTTGTATCTCTTCAGGCATGACACCATCAATAGTCCTTAATAGTTCAGCGATTTTGTCAATCTGATCTTGCAAATCTTCATAAATCTTTTGTAACAATTTATGGTCGCTGTAAAAATTACGACCAATGATGTTTACATGAGCAACATGGCTGCGATAGTACGCAACAAAGTTGTCATTGAATGTTTGTGTTAGTTGTTCTAGTGTTGTCATTTCTTTTCCTTATCTTCTCATCTGCTGTACGCCCAACATGCCATCGTAGCGTTCTGGATATTGTTCGTATTGTTGTATTTCTTCTCTTGTCCAAGGTCTTCTTGTCATTGGATTAATTTCCATGCCACGCATTCTACCTGTTTGCGGGGTCATTGGACCTAATTCGGGACTAAACAAAGATAAACTAGCAACACCGCCTAATTTTGCCATGTTTTGTAATGCTTTATTTGCGGCTACTTGGCGAACCATTTGTGAGGCTTTATCCATGTATCCTTGTTGTGCGGCTTGTTGACCAACTAGTTGTGCTTGTGGCGCAACAGGTCCTGATGTAGCAGGAACTTCAGGTACTACAGGCTTAGGAAAATTAACTATTTTAGGATCAGTCAATTGTTTTGTCATTTGGCTAAATGTTTGTTGACCCGTTGTACCTGTAGCCCTGGCTGCGGCTTGTTGACCAACTTGTTGTGCGGCTTGTTGACCAACTTGTTGTGCGGCTTGTTGACCAACTTGTTGTGCGGCTTGTTGTGCTCCACGACTTGCTGTTAAAGCATCATATGCTTTTTTAGCACCATAAGCGCCGGCACCTACTGCCGCCGCCGTAGCACCTGTTGATAAAATATCGCCGCCGACATTTAATCCTATGCCTTGTGCTAAACCTTTATATTCCTCACTTCTATCTATAGGCACTTGAGATGGCACAGATTGATTTTTTGTAGCAAGAAACTGTTGAATTTCTTCATCAGTATAACCATTCGCTCTTGCTTCGTCAATTTTCTTTTGTAAATCTTGATCCATATTATCGTCCTAATATTTGTGTGAGAGGTTTAGTTTTCTTCCATGTACCTGATTCAGGATCATATTCGGGCACAGGGTATCTACGATATCCTTCTCTAACAGCATTGTATGTTGAACCATTTTGATTGATGAATTTGATACGCTCTCTTGCCATATCTTCATAAATCTTAGTTAAGCGTTGACCCTCTTTACGCCATGCTTTGTCTAATTCTAATCTGTTTTGTGCTGGCTGTGTTAATGCCCAATCAGCCTTATATCTTGCCCTGTCTCCGTCAAATTGACTTTGAGCCATAGCGTTAAATGCGCCAAGAGCAGGTATCTTAGTTGGGTCCACATTGCTCTCACGGTTAGCCTTTTGTTCAGCATCACTAACTGATCCAGCGCCTGCTGTTTGCTTTAATGTGGCTGCGTTGATCTTTTGATTAGCAATGTTATATTCCATTAATGCTGATTTTTCATTCGGCGTTAATCCTAACAACGCTAATCGTTGACTTACTTCTGCTTCTGGCTTAAACACACCACCAAAAATATCACGAAGTATGCTTAACTTTTGATCTCCAGGACTTTCTTGTGCGGCATTATATAAACCAAATAGTTTATTTGCGTCAATGCCAGGTCTATCAAAGATACCAAATTGTTGTTTACGAATACTTACAACAGTACCACCATTTTCTGCTTGAGGAGCAAGTTCTTTATCTAAGTATTCATTATAACTTTGACTACGCTCCTTAGCGATACCGATTTGTGCTTCGCCTGCTGTTTTACCTAATGCTTGTTGTGTTTGTAATTGACCAATTGGAGCATTTAATCCACCTGAAGGTCTTGCTCCGGCATAGGGTACGCCGGCTGGTCTAGAACCAGCCATTGTAGTTGGAGCAACAGGCGTTTGCGGCTGTTGAGTAACTGGTG